GATGTGCCAGCCAATAGACGCACTGAAATCTTCAAACGCTTCCAAGAAACGCCAGATCCGCGTATCCTTGTCATTCAACCGCAAGCTGCATCGCACGGTGTCACGTTGACCGCAGCCGATACGGTTGTATGGTGGGGGCCTACTAGCTCCTTGGAGACCTACTCACAGGCAAACGCACGGGTACACCGGGCAGGGCAGCGCCACCCCACAACGGTGGTACGGCTCCAAGGATCGAACGCGGAACGCCACGTGTATCAAATGCTAGACACTAAAGGAGATGTCCACACACAAATAGTTGACCTCTATAAGAGGCTACTAGCATAGCCCACAAGAACGTACTAGAATTCAAACCCCGACAACAGGAGAACGACATGGACGACACGGTTGCAACGACCGAGAGCGAAGCCTCCCCCCAAATTTCAGTAGACCGGTTGGTACGTGCATTCCTCAAGATGCGCACCGCCAAGGAGAAGCTGGTCAAAGAACACGAGGAAGAGGTCGCCAAGCTGGAAGAAGGTCTCAAGACGATCAAGCTGGCGCTGCTCGGGTACTGCAAAGACAACAACATCGATAGCGCCAAGATCGCTGGGGTAGGCATGTTCTACCGTGGCGTGAAGAAGCGCTACTGGACAAACGATTGGGAAGCTATGGGTAGGTTCGTGCTTGAACACGAAGTGCCCGAGCTTTTTGAGAAGCGCCTGCACCAAGGGAACATGGAATCCTTCTTGGAGCAGCACCCGGAATTGCTACCACCCGGGCTGAACGTGGATAGCGAATTCACCATAACTGTCAGGAGGGCTTAATGGCCGAAGACAAATACGTTGCAATTGATAAGGTCGCTGACTACTTCCAAGTCTCGGTCTCAACCGTGCGGTCATGGGTGCGTACTGGGGCCGTGCCTGAAACCGCATACCTCAAGATCGGAAAGACCTACCGGTTCCAACTGCCAGAGGTAGAAAACGCTTTGCGGGCACACAACGCAGCCAAGTCCGCAATGCTGACCCAAGCGGCTGACTCAAACCCCGACCAAGATCTTTAAGGAGAACAAACCATGAGTAACGAGATTGCACTGTTTAAGGGCGGCGTCCCGGCCTACCTGCGTCAACTGGAAGATGACACCACGAACGCCCTGGCGGGTGGAGAGATGGGGCAACGCCGCGTCTCTATCAAGGGTGGCGTGTTCCGCGAGATGATTGGCTCCAAGGAATACCGCACTTCTGAAGAACGGTCTATGGGTGTGATCATCATCAAGGCCGCACCGAGCGTACATCGCACGTACTTTGAAGGCACCTACGTCGAGGGGCAGGCAAGCTCCCCCGTTTGCTGGTCTACCAACTCTCAGACCCCAGCGCCGGAAGTTCCCGAAGACCAACGCCAAGCCTCCAAGTGCATGGACTGCCCCCAGAACGTAAAGGGTTCAGGCCAAGGTGAGACCCGCGCTTGCCGGTATCAGCAGCGGATCGCTGTAATGCTGGAGGGTGAAGTTGAGAAGCGCGAGGTGTATCAGGTGGTACTGCCACCGACCTCAGTGTTCGGTGACGGTGAGAAAGGTAAGCTGCCTCTGCAGGCATACGCCCGCCATCTGAGGGCTCACGGCACCCCTATCGCCGGGGTCATCACCGAGATGCGGTTCGATACCGCAAGCCCCACGCCCAAGCTGATCTTCAAGCCCGTACGCCCGATCACCGAGGAAGAACTCGAAATCGTGCAGGAGATGAAGAACTCCAAGGAAGCGGAAGAAGCCATCAAGCTGACCGTGGCACCGCCGAAGCCGAAGGAACCGCTGTTTGAAAAGCCGACCACCTTAGCAGCTAAGTCGGTTGCTAAGTCGGTTGCTAAGCCGACCCCGGTTGTTGAAGAAGAGGAAGAAGCACCTCCCCCCAAGAAGGTGGAAGCCAAGAAGCCCACTGCAAGTGCTACCAGTCTGGAAAGCCTTGTGGATGGTTGGGACGACGAGTAAATAGCACGGGGGGTGGTGACCCCACCCCCTCTCAGCTACTCGATCTATAACCCCAGCCATTCTCGGATATGCAGACAAACGAATTTCTATCCGCAGTCCTTGGGGGAGATGGGTACATCTGTGTGTTTGGCGCGAACCCTGAAAAGAAGCGCATCATCCAGAAGCTGTACTCCACCGTAGAAGCTGCATCAGCAACAGCAGCGAACCTGATGAACGAAGGCTTTGATGCCTACTTTGGGTTGGCTACATATACCACCGACCAATCACGGAGGGCAGACAACGCGAAGGGTTTGAAATCCTTCTTTCTGGATATTGATTGCGGGCCACACAAGACCGAGCAGGAGGGGTATCCGGGCGGACAGACAGATGGCATCGTTGCACTAAAGCAATTTTGCCGTAGTACCAGACTCCCTCGACCAACGCTGGTGAACTCCGGTCGCGGTGTGCATGTGTACTGGATCTTGGAAGAGGCAGTCACACCTGAGGAGTGGTTACCCGTTGCCGAAGGGCTCAAAGCACTGTGCGTAACCCACGGGTTGAAGGCAGACCCTGCGGTCACGTCTGACATTGCTCGGGTGCTACGGCTCCCCGGCACACTGAACTTCAAGGACAACCCCCCAAGAACGGTTAGCTTGCTCGGGGACATTGCACCTTCCGTAAGTTTCGACACGTTCAAAGATATTGTGGGGGCCGTATCCAAACGCCCTCAGTTATCCACAGCGGCTTCTGACGACGACATCTCTGCGTCGATCCTCGGAAACTACCGCAACGTCTTTAAGACCATCATGATGAAGACGGAGGCTGGGCGCGGTTGCGCACAACTGAAGTTCATCATTGACGAACAAGAGACCATGCCGGAGCCTATGTGGCGCGGCGGGTTGTCGATTGCCAAGTTTTGTGTGGATGCAGAAGAAGCTGCGTACGAGATTTCCGGTAGGCACCCGAACTACACCGTAGAAGAAACGAACCACAAGCTGGCGCAGATCAAGGGGCCGTATACCTGTGAGACGTTTGAAAACCTGAACCCAGGTTCACTGTGTGGGGACTGCCCCAATAGGAACAAGATCAAGAGCCCAATCGTACTGGGCCGTGAAGTGCTGGAGGCAGCAGAAGAAGACAACGTAGTTGAAGACACCCCCGAGAGCATGCCCGCAGCGGGCAAGCAGACTTACGTGATCCCCAAGTACCCGGCTCCGTTCTTTCGCGGTGTGAATGGTGGGGTCTACAAGCGCACCAAGGACAGGCAAGGGGACCCGGTTGAAATCCCCATATATCACAACGATTTGTATGTGATCCGTAGATTGACCGACCCAGAACTGGGCGAGTCAATCGTCATCCGACTGCACCTCCCAAAAGACGGGGTACGAGAGTTCACCATTCCTCTGGCCTCGGTGTTGTCCAAAGATGAATTCCGTAAGCACATGGCAATGAATGGTGTTGCCGTAATCAGGATGGACGAACTTATGTCGTACACAACTGCATGGGTCAACAAGCTCCAAGCTGAAGCCGGGGCTGACATCGCACGCCGACAGTTTGGCTGGGTCGATGACAACATGGGGGCATTCGTTGTCGGCACGCGAGAGATTCACGCCGACCGTATTGAGCCGAACCCACCGTCGAGTTCCACGGTGCGGATGTTCCCCGCGCTGCAGTCCAAGGGGACGCTGGAAGAGTGGATCAAGATGGCTGAGTTCTACAACCGCCCCGGCATGGAGATGCACCAGTACGTGATTGGGCTGAGCTTCGGCTCCCCGCTGGTGGCGTTCTCAGCGGACGGCTCGGCCCTGTTCCACATGCACAGTAAGGACCCGGGCATCGGTAAGACCACCGCTATGCGTGTGGGCAACTCGATCTGGGGCGACCCGGAAGACATGATGTGTCAGGAGCGGGACACGTTCAACTCCAAGATGAATCGTGCGGAGGTGTACAAGAACATCTTCCTGAGCATTGATGAGTTGACGAACGTCAGCCCCAAGGACGCAAGTGACTTCCTGTACCAACTGACTGGGGGCAAGCAGCGCAACCGGCTCGGCATTGGCGGGAACGTGGAGCGCTACCGGGGTGACCCCTGGAAGATGAACGCCACTAGCACCGGCAATACAAGCCTGATCTCCCGCGTCACCATGTACAAAGCCATGCCCAAGGCCGAGTCGGTACGGGTGCTGGAGCACCACGCGGTGGCGTATAACTTTGGCGACAAGGCGATCACGGACGAGTTCAACCGGGATCTGATGGGTAACTACGGGGTTGCATGTGTACCCTACATGCAATACTGCATTCGGAAGAGGGACGAAGTTCGTGATCTGTTCTTCTCGGTTCAGGGGCGCATAGACAAAGCAGCGGGGTTGGTGCAGCCCCACCGGTTCTGGTCTGTGCAGGCAGCTTCGGCATTGGCCGGACTGCTGGTCGCCAAACAGCTCAAGCTGATCAACTACGATCTGACCGCGCTGTTCAAGTGGGTTATCGCGTTGTTGGACGCGAACAAGGCTGGGTACATTGCGTCGAATGACGACGCCGAAAGCATCCTGACCTCGTTCCTTGCGGAGAACTACAACAACATCCTGCGCATCAAGAGCACCGACGACGCCCGGAATACGGAGGCATCAGATGTGTTCATCGTGCCAGACAGCACACCACGGTTCCAGCTTGTCGCCCGGTATGAGTACGACGTGAAGCGGCTGTATCTGATGCCGAAGCCGTTGCGGGAGTGGTGCAACAAGCTGCAGCTTTCCTACCACGATTTGGTATCAAACCTGAAGACTGGATCTACCCGAGGCGTCATCAAGAAGATTCGTATGGGTAAAGGCACCCGCATGAACCTGCCTCCGATTGACGCGCTGATGCTGGATTGCTCAGGCTTTATGTCTGAAGAACGCGAAGAAGAGTTGGCAACCTTGCACTCTAGACAGGCGTGAAGTACGAGATAAACCCCGACGGCGTGCCGATGTCCATTGAATGGAAGAAGTTTGTCGTCGGAGCTTCCATGTTTATACCGGCTGTCAACGTCACGCGCCTCGTTCGGCAGATGAGGTCAGTAGCCCGTACCAACGGCATAAAGGTACATCACGTGGAGCGCATCGAGAACGGCAAGCTAGGGGTACGGTTTTGGCGGGTCATGTGATACCATGCCGTCCCGGTGGCGCAATGCCACCTGTTGTCTCGTTCTCCTTGTACCCCGGCCTAGCGCCGGGGTCTTTTTTAGTCCTCTTGCTCGGCTGCGGTCTGCAGCAGTTCATCGCGTAGGGACTTACTCAGCACAACGCCGTGGTACATCGTCTGGGTGGTCCGCTCGTGCTGGGCCAGCGACCGCTTGATGGTTGCCTCCATATCACCGAGTCCCGGGTGTTTGACGTAAAGCTCCTGCAGCTTCTCGCGTGCCTCCAACGCACCGTCAATATCCCCCATCCGACTTGCGGTGTACATCTCCCGCAGGTACTTGGTTCGGTTGGTTGTCACCGCCTTGTCGATACCCTTCAGCATCGAATTGATCTCAAGCTGCTTGTTGTACTCTGCAGGGGCAAAGCCAAAGATCTGTGCTGCCACATTCCAAGGCCCAATGTCTCCGACGATGGGGTCGCCGCGAAGGGTGGTCGCACCTTCTGTCGCAAACCGTACCGCCTTCATGGGGTTAGCCGCAAACACCGGCACCATAGCCTCCATACCGCGCTGATACTCCCCGTCGTTGATCATCTGTAAACCACGTTGCAGGCGACTAGCGATACCGTAGGCGGGACCCCCGAAAGTTTGTGCAGCCCATTCACCGAGCGTTTCAGAGCCGGACGACACCGGGCTGGTGCGGAAGATCAGATTGCTCAGGCCAACTCGCTCGGCAATGCTGAGACCAGTTACCTCGTTTACCAGTCCTTTGTACATGGACTCGCCCGTGAACCCACGCACCACAGCGCCGAAGTCTTCGTCGTCATCTTCCTTGAACATGTTGTACAGCATGGCGACCACACCGAACAACGGCATACCCTGCAGACCAGCAAACAACCCAGACGTAGCCATGATGCCCGCGAGTTGCTTGAACGCAGCGCGACGGACTTCAGGAGTCTCCCCCCGCAGGGCTTCCTTGGCAGTCTTGAACAACAGGTAGTTCATCAAGACGCCGTACTTCTTGAACATGAACAAGACCTTACCCACGGCATTCTGCGCGATGGGCGGTGCGGTAGCTGCGGAGGAGCCGCCGTTGGTCATTTCTGCCAAGTAGATCGCTTGATGGGCGGCACGTGTTTCCTTGTCCGCGTCCGATAGCGCACGCTCTTCTGCGGTCGCATCTTTACCGTTGAGGCGCTGCAACTCCAAGTCATACGCAGCCATCATGGAGACTTCCCGGTTCAGGCGCTCGGCATGGTGGAACATGAACCCGCTGAATGCGTTTATCCGAGTCAGGGCGCTTTTACGATCATCAACCTCCAATGTGTCGTACATCATGGAGCGGTTGAACTGCCCCATCTTGTTTGCTTCGCGCACAAGAGCCTCGTACCGCTTGACTTCTTTGGGTAGATTAGGGTCGCTGAAGTCGTAGTTATCCAGGGAAGGAGCGGCACGCCGCTTGTCCTTCTCACCCTTGGCCCCGAGAATTTCTACTTCTCTACCGAACCCGCTGGACATGAACGTCTTGTACGCACGGGTAATTGCTTTACCAGCATCTCCGTAGCCGTACTTGCCACCCAACATCGGCATGACGATGATCGGAACCTGCGTCAAGTTCACCAAAGCCGAGGAGACGTTGAAGCCGAGCAAGTAGTTGAAGCCGACCGTGTTGATAAGCTGTGCCGTCTGACTGACAGTGGGGCTGACAGCGAACTTGATCCGGCGCTCCATCTCGTCAAGATATTCCTTGGCAAGCTGGTTGTCTTCGGCGGCACCCTTGCCCATCTTGATGACATCTTCGCGCATATCCTGCTGCACTTCGTACATGTGGGCTGCGTACTTCATGTTCGACAACTGCCGAGACATCGAGAACGTCTTCTCACGAAGCGCACGGATGGAGTCTTTCTTGAAGCCTTCGGTCTCCTTACGTCGCTGGAATGACTGAGCAATCGCGGTTTCAGGTAACGTGGTCAAGTACATACGCAAGACGGACTCCATAGCCTCGTCAAAGCGTTGTTGCTCCACCGAACCCTTCGGGCGGCTCTTCTCCATCGTCTCCAGAATACCGCGTACAAACGACGCGGGCGGGGCGTTCTTGTAAGACAGTTCTCGTACGTTGGAGAACTTCTGTACGTCGGTGGCACCTGCAGCTTTCACTGCAGCAATCGCGCGGTCACGCTCCCGAGGCGATTCAAACGCTTCCACGTAGAGTTCGGTCTGCCCCTTGGCATCCTTCGCGTTGTACGACAGCCAGTAGTTGCCGTTACGGGTCAGTGGGAAGTACGGGTCGATTTCCCCCTTGGACGCTAGCTTGGCATGCAGTTCATCCTTCAACCGTACACGGGCAGCGGGGTCATCTATAGATGAATCCACACGAGAGTCGATTGCACCAAGGAGTTCGTTGTACAACTCTGCGTAAGCATCACGCATGTTGATGTACAGGTTACGTGCCCCGGGCGTGGAGTCCAACAACTTGTTCAGACGATCCCAGGTATCGAGAGCATTCTGTAGATCCACTGCCGAGGCAAGTGCGTACTTGTCTTCGTAGAACTTGCGGGGCCGAGTGGGGTCGATCTTGAGCGTGGTGCTGTCGTAGACCACGGTATCAAACCGTTCTGTTGCGGTCGGACCCGAACGACGAGCCCACTCTTCAGCCTTGCGGACCACCCCTTCAATCTTCTGGTTCCGAGCGTTCTCATCCCCGGCGCGTTCACGCACCAACTCATTGATGCGCGGTGCTTGAGGTAGGTACTTCTTGGCTACGTCTACGAACACCTCAAGAGGCATCACCGAGAAACCAATCCGCCGAGCAGTGTCCCCAGCCGTGGCAAAGAATCTGCTGGCAGCGTTGGCAGCATCTTCACCGACAACTTGCGCGGGGTAGTCAAACATCGAGTCGATTGCGCGAGAGACGATAGGCGCTTTCGGGTTCACCGTCGCTGCAAACAGCAGATCCGCTTCGCGGTACTCCGGGGCTGCAGACAGGATAGCCTTGATCGCACGGTCGGCTGAGTCATACGCAGTCTCGATAGATACCGAGGGCTTACCCATGAAGCTGCGGAACATGTTGCGGACGATGTTGACGAACCGCTCCCATACCGTGATTGCCGCGCCCTTGGGGTTGATGGAGTTCAGCTTCGCCTTGAACTCCTCGTTGGCCCAGGTTTCCGCTACGAACTCATCCAGACTTGTGGCACCGTATGCGGTGTCGAGGCTGTCCTTTACATCGTTGAACAACGTGGTAAGTTGTTTCGTGTAGGGGTTCATCGGGTTGGCAGTGACGTGTGAGGTCATTGCATGCCCCAGTTCATGGAACAACACATGGTTGTTCATGCCGAACACGGAATCCAACGAGATGGAGTTGGTGCGCGGGTCGTATAGCCCCGCTACACGTTTACCTGTGGCATCAGTCAAGTTGTCCACCGCCTGGACGGTGGTGTTCATCGGAATGCTCAGATACAGCTTGGCCAGCTCAGCACTAGGTCCTTCGGACTCCGCAGCGAGTAGGCGCAACGCCTGTTTCAGGTCTCCGTTGTACAGCGCATGGCGCACCACAGGGTGCAGGGGTACTGCGAACTGCCCAGCTTCTTCCAGACTCTTCGGTGTCCAGCCAAGATCTCTCCAGACTTCAGGCGGGGCCACTTTCTTGGGTTTGGCATACGCAGCGATCTCTCGTGCTGCTTCGATGGTGTCTTTTGCCGCAGCTTCCGCGTAGTCCCGGGTTTGTTCCTGTTCGGCATCGTGCCGAGCCATACCAACTTCGGTATTTCTGAGGGAGCGCTGATGCTCCGCTACAAACTTGTTGTACAGCGCCTTGGCGTCTGGAGACAGCTTCTCCTGCACCCACTTCTGCGCTTGCTGTGCAACCTTACCACCCGTGCCTTGGAACCGCGCCTTCTCAACCGAACCTTCACCTTCAGCACGCCGGTACTTTGAGGTCGGGTTCACCACATCGAACGCAATGTCGTACAGGACATCGATCAGGTTCGATGACTTGGAGAAGTACGCCCGGGCAGCGGCAGCGGTCTCGCTGAGCTTGCGCGTTGTAGCTACAACACCAAGAATGGTCTTGCGGTCCCGAGGCGGGAGCTTCTCACCAGACGTAGGTTGATACCCCTTGCGGTCCAGTTCAGCCCAAGTCTTGCGTGCATTCTCCTGCGCCCTGCGCTCATCCGGCGTCAGGTCTGCGTCTTCCGGTGCAGGTTTGGCTTCCTTCTTTTCAGTCTGCGGCGCGGGTTTTTCTATAGCTGGCGCAGATTTTTTATCGCTTTCCGTAGGTGGGGCAACTTTTTCTATAGGTGGCGCGGGTTCAGTGGGAGGTGCAGCAGCTTCATCGGCCTTGCGCTGTGCTTCCTCTGCACGCTCCAACATTTGTTGGGGTGTAAATTTAGGCGTAGAAGGGGTAGGTGCGGTCAGCAGCGAGGGGTCGAAGTCGTACCCAGTAGTTTCTTTCCACTGCTTGAGCTTCTGTTCAAGCTCGGCCTCAATCGCTTCGTACTCTGCACGTGCAGGTGAAGGTGCCTTGCCTTGTCGTGGCCGGAACGGTTCCCGCCCATCGGCGGTCATCAACTCACCCTTGCGCGTATTGATCCGACGCAGGTCCTCAAGGAGGGATTCCTGGGTTACCGGGCCAGCGGGAGCGACAGGCGGCGCAACAGGGGGCGCAACAGGCGGTGGGGGAGGAGGTGTGACAGGGGGCGGCGGTGCGGCGGCTTCTACTGCAGGGGGTGCAACTCCCTCTCCCATAGCAGGGCTTGGAGGAGGTTCTGCAGGGCGTACCACTGAAGGTTGTTCAGGTGCGACAACTCCTGCGGGGGTTGCTTCTCCAACGGGTTGCACAGGTACTGAAACGCCCTCTCCAACAACGGGAGGGGTAGGTTGTCCAGCAGCATCTTGTTGTCCTTCCGGAGGGGCAGCAGCCTTACGCTTATCAAGCTCGGCTTGGACCGCCTGAATCAGATCCGACTTTTGTTGCTCTGGAGGCTTGGCCAACTGATGTTGCAGTGTGGTTTCCAGTAGACGGACAGGCCACGCATCCATCGGAGGGATTTCGGGCGCACCGGGAGGGGCGGCTTCCGCAGCGGGGGCAGGTTCGGGAGTAACCGCAGCTTCAGTAGTAACGGGGGCAGTAGCTTCAGTAGTAACGGGGGCAGTAGCTTCAGTAGTAACGGGAGCTTCGGGAGTAACGGGAGCTTCGGGAGTAACGGGCGGCTCAATGGCAGGAGGTGCCGGAGGGGCAACGGGGGTTTCAGGCGTGGGGGGTTGTTCCGCCGCAGCCCGCTCGTCCAAGATTCGCTGAGCCTCAGACTTCTGCCGCTGTGCTTGCGCAACTGCACCGGGAGCACCGAACGCAGTGCCACCAATCGCCCCCTTGATGCTGGCGTTGAGGATACGGTCGATGTTCTTCTGGCTGAATACTTCTCCTGTGGCACCCGCAGTCTGCTCGGCCAAGATACCAAGAAGTTCTTGCGCACCTTCCGTCGCGGCTTCGCCCAATCCAGTCTTCGCCAATTCCTTGGCGATGTTTACCTTCAACGACTGAGGAACAATCGTGGACTGCTGAATGAGTTCATTGGCGACCTTGGCACGGGCGGCAGGGGAGAACTGCCCCAACAAACGCGCAGGGATGATCGAATCCAACGCAGCTTGCGCAGCACCGAAAGTAATTGCGACACCCGGAGCAAGGTTACCCGTTTCCTCAAAGATGCCCTGAAATGTGCTTGGGGCATTCAACCCCAACGACGCGGTGCCGAGACCGATGTTGGTTCCGCGTGAGGCCCCCCTAGCCGCAACCTCTGCACCATAACGATCAGCAGCGCGTGCCGCGAGTCTCTCGGCGTAGATCTTCGCCGCGTCTTCAGACATCCCGCGTGTGGCGGCGGTCTGTGCGGCTTTCTCCGCAGCAAGACGTTCCAACCCGCTGGTCGCTACACGCTTACCAATCGCTCCAGATGCACCTGCACCCGTAAGCATGGCGATCATGTCTGGAGTCAGTTCGCCAAGAGACTCCGCTATGTATCCAGGCAGATCACCCGCACCGCGAATATCTCTAAACGACTTGAACGCGGTGGGGTACTTGAGTTCGGCTTCTTGTTGCTTGGCCTGAGCTTCCGCAAGTTGTTCCCGAGCATAAGCCTCGTTACCAACGAGAGACCCCGCGAGTGCGGGGATCAGGTCGGTGACGGTACTACCCAGGCCAGACACAGCGCGGCCAAAGCCGCCCTTGATAAGCTGCCCCAGTCCCAGTTCCCGGTAGTCCGGACGATACCCAAACTTTTGTTCTGCAAGAGCGGCAAGCCGCTGTGCCTGAGCCTGTACTACTTCATCCGGTGTGGAGTCGGGAAACGATACAGGCCCATAGTTGGGTATCTGGACTACTTTCACTGGGCTCCTCCAAGCTCACGCATTGCCTGCTCTACGGAGGTTATCCCAGAATCACGCCCAGTGGAACCAAGGATGTCGCGCTTGTACATCTCTGCAGCGCGGTTAATAGCCGATTCTGCTGCGCCCCAGCCAGTTCTAGGATCGTACTTGATGCGCCCGTTGGCAATATCGTTCAGCACGCGCTTGCCGTCTTCACTGCGGTTCAAGTAAGCACGCATCTCAGGGGTGACCGCCCCCGTGAAGAACTTGGAGTTGACATCCTGCCGTAGGGCCAACTCATCACGCATCGACGGAGGCTTGATCCCACCGATACCTTTGTTCGCCGCGAGGGCCGCACGCAACTGTGCTTGCTGGTTGGCGATTTCTTTCCGAGCAGTGGTAGCTTCCCGACGCGTAGCTGCTTGTTCAGCAACTTGGAACGCTTGCCCTGCCAACTGCATCTGGTTGTTGTCGAACGCTTTACGCAGGCGCTGGTATTCGTCCATCTTCTTTTGATAGAGGTCGAACCGGTTCATAGCCTCGGCGCGGCGGGCTTCTTCTATAGTGGACTCCATCTTGATGATGATCGCCTGCTGTTCATTTCGCAGCTTGTTGAACGCCGCGTCTTGGGCCTTCATACGATCTTCATAGGCGAGGCCACCGCGCCCGGCGTTTGCCAAGTTCTGCCAAGCCTTTCCGCCCCGAGCCCCAGCAAGGAGAAACTCCTGCAGCCCACGCATAGCACGACCCTTCTTCTCCTCCTCATGCGTCATCGCCTGCTTGTTGTACATCTCCTGAAGTTGTTTGATGCCAGACTCCAGCTTCTGCCCTGCGGGACCGGTAATACCAGCAGCCTTGAGCGCCGCATCCATGTCGGCGTTGATCCCTGTTTGCGTGGGGGCCTGTTGGTCAAACTGCCTCTTCAACGCGTCATCAACGTATTTTGCGTAAGGGTTTACATCCGGCGGCTCAGCAGCGGGCATCGCGGGAGTGGTAGGTTTGGCCGCGCCGGGGGCATTGGGCACCCGAGTAATCTTCATGGGCGCTGCCGGAGCCGGGGCCGCAGCGGCAGGTGCCGAAGGCGCTGCTGGAGCTTGAGAAGCAAAACGCCTCTTAATCTCCTCCTCTGGGTAACCCATCTGCCGAAGCTCGGCAGCGGTGAACATACCCTTCTTCCCCCCAGGGCCGTATGCTTCAACACGCGGCTCGTTACTGGGAGGTTCAGAATACGCAACCCCTTCGGCTCCCGCAAACTCAGGCGTCAGACCGCCCGGAGCGAACCCGAGTTCGTCATCGTCGTAACCCAAAATCCCGCCAGCACGCAGGGGGACGATATCCGGCTCCAAGCTGGTGATACCTTGAGGGCGGTTTTGCTGCTGAATCTGCTGCGCCATCTGCTGCATGGCTTGCTGGTCCTGCATCTCTTCTTGACGCATCGCAGGTAGGGCAGTGTCACGGACATCCTGAAGATCAGGCTCCGACATACCTTCATCTGCTGCCCCCATATCAGGGGCCATATTCTGCGCCGCTGCCGCTGCTATCCCCTCGGCCACAGAAGGCGTTGGCGAACCGCCCCCCTGCTTTTGGGACATCAGGTAATTAACCAACCCCATCAAGTCTTGCAGGGGCTTCGGCACATTGGCGGACGCCGCACGGGGAGGCTGACCAGCTTGGATGACAGATTCGATGCCGTTCATATGTGACCTCAACCGTTCGGGAACAACTTCTTGATTTGATCGGCCAACCCCATCAGGCCCCCCAACGTACCAGATAGTTGCCCCAGACCCGTCGTAGCCTCAGAAGTGGTTTGCGTACTTACGGGCAGGCCCTGAATGAGGCTTTGCTGGAACTGCAACTGCTTGTAGGGGAAGAGACGCTCCTCCTCAAACTGAGCACGATCCGCTGCGATACCTTCGGATTCGATATCGCGCTGTGTTCTCCCCATACCAGACATCATGTCCGCAAGGGTCTTGGCTTGGCCTTGCTCGGTGTTGAACTGCCCCATCGCCCGGTCGTAGGCGTTGGCATACCCGGTGCCGATTGCTTTGTTCTGCTCTTGCAGAAGGTTACGTTCAAGCTCGGAGGATTCAATTGCTTGTCGTCCACCCCCCATAGCACTGAACGCCCCAGCACCGCCAGCCCCACCAAACTTAGCGCCGAGCTTGGTGCGAGAGATATCCCCTTGACGGCGCATTTCCTCAAGCTGCGGAGTCAGCACCGCCTGCAGGTATGGGTTCATGTACTGGGAGGCGATGCCGCCTGGACCAGTTTGTTGCCCAGTGACTCCCGTAGAAGTCATGGTAGGAAGTTGGTAAGCATCGGTAGAAGAGAACGTCTGCCCGAGCTGCCCGGGGAACGACAAACCTTCCAGCCCAGTGGAAACCTTGCTCTGCAGTGCCGAGGGACCTGCCGTCAGGGGGCCGGTGTAGGCTTGATACGGTGTAGCGGCAAGTGCTTGCCCTTTCCCCATGTAGTCCGCTACATAGGGTCCGATATATGCAGACAGATTCGATTCTGTGCTGGTGTCCCCAGCCAATCCACCTGCATCAAATGCAACCGCACCGCCCTCGGCAAATCCAGCAATACCCCCAGGAGTGAACTTGGCCGGGTTGATCTGCCTACCTTGCTTCTTGGTTCCCGTACGCGCCTGCCGCACCCGGTCCATCATCTTGTAGAGGATCTTGGCACCTGCATCGGAATTACCGTTACCAAGGTGGGAGACCACATCAGCCGGGATGACGAACTCACCATGACTTAGTTTGGCGGGACGCTTGCCGTCGATGGAGCTTGGGATCTTGTCCGCCATACCGTCTGTCTCCCCGCGCAAGTATCGAGGAGGTAGAGCCCTGCCACCTCGGGCAAGCCCCATCAGCCCACCTTGAGCGGCACCTGATGATTGTTTGTACTCGGCGTCGGTATCCCCAGGAGCCCCCGTAGTTCCAGAAGTCCCCGTAGTTCCAGAAGTCCCCGTAGTTCCAGAAGTCCCCGTAGTTCCAGAAGTGGGAGCCACAGTCGGCGCATAGGTGACATCGGTGAAATACCGGCGTCCAGCACTACCGGGCCTACGTGCGGGAGAACCCGCAGCGGGTACAGGCTGCGCAATCTGGGACCGAGTGGCGGTCAACGAGGGGATACCCCCACGGTAGCCGGGGGGCTTGCTGCTTTTGAACGCCCCTAGAAGTCCGCCAAGCCCCGCCAATCCAGCGATCTGCCCAGCAGCGCCGAAAGGAGAAGTACCGGTAAAAAGTTTACGTATGTCGTTCCATGAGAAATTATCCATGTTCGACGTAAGTTGGTCCCAGTATGTTGGAGACCGCAGGCCGGTATCTTCGTTACCCCCCACAGTGCCTGATTGCTGGTCAACCCACTTGCCGAG